ATTACCTTCCAAAGAAGATATTCCTGATTTAGTGGCACACCATCTTGGCATCAGTTTCCCTTATGAATATGGCAAAAGGGGCAAGCTCTTGGTAGAAAATGGCGATAAGGCGGATGGTTGTGCCGTAGCCTTATATCAAGCTTTTGTATTATCAGGCAAAATTGTTCTTAAAATTAAGAAACCTAAAAGTAAGAAAGTCAAATCTAAATGAAATTATCGGAAGCCTATCAAGAATTGGAATTACCTCAAGGAACCTCGTCAGAAGATGCTAAAAAGCAATATCGTAAGTTGGTAGCTAAGTGGCATCCTGATCAAAATAAAGATCCTTCTGCCGAAGATAAGATCAAAAAGATTAATGAAGCTTATAATTGCATCAAAGACGGCAAAGGCAATGATCGAGAGTCTAATTTTGGTCAAGGTTCTTGGAATCCATTTCATCGTCAGCAAGTTATTCAATTAGAGCATATCGAAGTTTCTCTTTCTATTAATTTTAAAGATGCTATTTTGGGCTGTAAAAGAGATCTTAAATATTCTCGTCAAGCCAAATGTGTTAAATGTGAGGGTGCCGGCGAGATGAAATTAGATAATGGTTGTAAAAGGTGTCAAGGCAAAGGACAAATCACTCATAACAATCGAGGAATGATCTTCGTATCCACTTGTCCCGAATGTCAAGGCAGATCTAATACTCAAGAATGTACCATTTGTTCTGGCGAAGGGACCATCAAGGCTGATGTGACCATTAATGTTTCTGTGCCTGCTGGTATTACTAATAATGCCACTCTGCGTTTGCAATCTATGGGCAATTACGCCGGTTCGGTGATGGGGTTGATGGATCAGTATACCGACGCGTTTTGTCATGTGGCAGTAGCTCCGGAAGAAGGGCTATCCTTAAGTGGCAAGGATGTTATTTCTACAGCTCAAATATCTCTGTTGGAAGCTCTAAAGGGCTGTACTAAAACCACTAAAACCATTTTTGGTCAGAAAGAGATTGTTATTCCTCAAATGTCTAAACATAAAGAGGAAGTTATTATTCCACATCATGGGGTGGAAGGCACTGGTTCGCAACGAGTAATTTTGGAAGTGTCTTATCCCAATGATGTTTCTGCTATTTTAACTGCCTTGGAGAATTAATATGGCCATTTCTATTGCTTGCCCTAATACCTATCTAGATCACAATAATAAGCAACGCTCATGTGGAGTCATGGAACCAGTGATGGATCCGGCTACCAGTAAAGTATATTGTTCGTTATGTGGCGAGGAATTGACTAACATTAATCACATTCAAAAAATCACTATGAAGGCCATTAAACAATTTCCAATTAAATCTACCGCTACTTTTAGTGTTAAATGTCAAGTTTGTCAAAAGGATTTACAACCTAAAATTGTGCAAGATCAAGTGGTATGTCCAGCTTGTTTAAGACCGCACCAGCATTTATCAGAGCCTTTCAAGATTATGTTAAAGGCCGAATTGAAAACAGCTAACAAAGAGATCATTTAAGTGTTGGATCAAATTATTCAATCTTGTAGTTATTTATTGGAACATTATCCTAATGCCAAACATGTGAAGAATTATCTTGACCATCGTTTAAGCGAGAGTTCCCAACTACCATGGGGATTTGGTTATTTCCCACCCTCTCGAGAAATGTCTTCTTTGTTGGATTTGGTTAGTCAAGATACGCTCTTGCAGTCCAAGTTGTTGCGAATTAACACTATGGAAGATGCTCAGGGTCCCTCACACGATGTTTGGAACTATTTTGAGGACTACCCCTTGGTGATGCCGTATCGCAATTTTTACGGTCATGTGGTAGCCTTGGTGGGCCGATCTTTATTGAGTGAGGCAGAGCTGAAAGTTAAAAAGATTCCTAAATATAAGAATACTATAGAAACACCCGATTTTAAGAAGGGTAATTTATTGTTTGGGTTATATGAAAATAAGCGCGCTATTTTAGAGAAAGGATGCGTTTATGTGGTGGAAGGGCAATTTGACGTCATTAAAGCCGGACAAATTGGTTTTGATAATGTGATTGCTTTAGGAACCTCTAATATGACCTTATGGCAATATTCTGCTATACTCCGATACACCGATAACATTATCTTACTACTGGATAATGATGAGGCTGGATATCGTGGAAGGGAGCGTATTATTGGTAAGTATGGACAGTTTGCTAATATCAGAAACTTTTATGTGCCAGAAGAGTTTAAAGATATTGATCAGTATATCACGGAAGCTAACATTAGCGATATGACTGAAATGACTTTTGTGGCAGAGCGTTGTTAAAAGAGGGAGGCCGATCAAAATTGTTATGGCAAGTGTTGTAGGTCATTTTATTGCTAAGGAGATCTTTCATGAGAGAACGCCAAAATCGCTCGTCCCACTATCAAAGCTTGTTTGCCGAAACCACTTATTCACACGACATGTTGTCCTCATTTAGTAATGAGGATAGTATTTCGGCAAGATTGAATCCGTTTGAATATGATGAAAGATTGATTGAATTAGAGGAAGAGCTTCGAATTGAGTTTTGGAAGATAGTTAATTCTGAATTGACAGATAGACAAAGAGATGTAATTAGATTGTATGCTGATGGCTATACTCAATGCGAAATAGCCAAGAAATTAAGTGTCAATCAGTCAAGTGTGGCAAAAAACCTTTCAGGTAATGTTCAATATGATAAAGAAAATGGCACACGTAAATTCTTTGGTGGAAGTAAAAAGCGACTCAATAAAATCATTGATACTAATGAAAAGATACTATTGATTCTTCGTAAAATGGCAGAGCTTCGTTCCGAAAAGTGGTAATTCTTTTTCGACATAGCAATAATCTCCCATACACCATAAGGGCATAATTTCCATGGGAGACCTAATGAAGAACCAATTTAACGTCGATTTCGATCATCTATCCAACAAGATCTCTAGACGTGCCTATCGTTTGGATGATGTCAAAGACCAAATTGAGAAGGTGGGATTTGATGTGGTGCGTTTTAAAGACGCCGACAAGGGAGCCGAGCTGTGGCAAGTGCAATCCGCCGATGATGGTGATTATATCGTGGCCATGTATGATGAGGAGCCCGAGGAAAAAATCGCTTCCTGGCAAGTATGTCTCACCAAAAATGCCAGTTTGCAGATTTCCTATAAGGGAGATCCTATGATCAAACTATCCGCCCAGCAATTGGGTATTCCAGCAGATCAACTCCATCAAGCCGAGCACTACTTGCCGTCCAAACTTGCCAGCAATCCCAAATTGGTTAAATCACTGCTGAAAGAACTTCCTTATTCTGCCAAGCAAGAGGTCATTAAAAGATATCCCGAACTGATGGGGGAGGTTTAACATGAACTTCTCTCAGCTAATTAATCAGTTATCGGCGCAGGATCCCGAACTTCCCTTGCTTCTGCTCAATGACAAGCTTAACAAATTATCTCGAGCTTATCCAGAAGATAAAACTTTGGGAAGCGTAGCTCGTGTTGTTGCTGATGTCAAGGGCGATTTTATTCGTCAATCAGATCTCAAGGGACTATATCATCAATTGCACTCTTTTGGCACCAAGTTTGCGGAGCTTTTTCAAGAGGAACTGGGCGAAAAACCGGCCGAACCTACTTTGACCATAGCACCACGAGATGAGAGCCTCAATGTGCAACCCTATCAAGTCCAAGATCAAATTTTAGCGCATGCTTTGGAGAGCGTTTTTGACAAGCAAATGCCTCTTAAAATGTATTCCAAATTGGCTTCTAATCAGGCTATTAAGTTAGTATCTCATGCTTTAGATTCTTGGAATTTGCATCCAGCTCAACTAACCGTTAGTGAGGGTAATGATCAGTTCATTATTGTCAAAGCTGATTATGAAACTCCCAAAGGATTGACCAGCTTTTTTGTTCCTATTGAAGTGCATCACAATCAGGCGATCAGTCCAGAAGTATTTGTGGGTAATGCTGGGCCAGAAGATCTCAATCATCTGACCATTAAAACCTATTTGACCTCGCAAGCTGGCACCAAGAATAAAATTGGCGGAGCTGACCTATTGAAGGTGCTGACTTCGGCTTCTTCGGAACAACGAGAAATTAGCGCTACCGAATTGGCTATGACTCGATTACATGCCGTGCGACAAGGCCAAGCCGATTTTTTTCAAGGTCAGGTAGTGGGT